TAAATAGTCCATGAAATGTTCCACGTGGAACCATTAAAAATAAATCACTCACTCCGGATATAACACCTTCTTTTTTTAAAGTCATAGCAACTCTAATATGGCGTAACCCACCATTCGGTATAGCAAATAATGCCATTCTTAATAAAGGGAATCTTATACGAAACCACTCAACTACCGCTACTTGCTCGTTATGTTCAGTCATTTATAAAATTTATCAAAAGTAAATGTTTGATTTAAAAAATAATCTTTTATTTTATCAGAAATAGGAACATAGTATTCATATGGTTAAATATTTTAAGGAGGTAAATAATCATGTTTCATTCAAACTTAACATTAATTCATGCAGATAAAGTTCGTCATCTGTATACATTTGAGGGTTTTTATCCTCTATCTAATACTGTAAAAATTTGGGACGAGTTTGCTGATACCGAAGCGAAAGCTAAAGCAAATGCTCGTCAAACTTATAAAGCATTTTCTACAATTTATGGAGGTGAATAATGTTAACGCAAAAACAAAAAAAACTTTTAGCTTATATTAAAAAAACTAATAAAGAAACATTCTTAGCTGCTAATCGTGCCAATGAAGATATAAAATATTGGGATTCAGTTGGTGTTACCACACCAGAAGAATTAGAAAAATTTTGGTCTGAAACATATGACAGAATACATGGAGGTGAATAATGCAACACGAATCATTTGTTTATTTATATGACAAATACAGGGGCGAGATAGAAGTCCCTGTATCTGTTGAATATGAAATTATAAAAGAACGTGACGGCTACGGAACTGGTGACAGCCCTACCCTCATTGAAGTTAAAAATTTAAAAGTATACAGAGAGGGTGAATTAATAACTAATCATCTTGATGTTGAAACTTTACAAGATATTGAAGATGAAATTATTGAACGAGAAATAGAATGGGAGCATAACACATGAGTAAAATTATATTTGATTTACCAAACATGGACGACCCTGAATGGGCAGAAGCAATAGAAAAAGAAATACAAAATATAGAAACTGAATTAGCAGCTGATAGAGCAAAAAAAGAACACCCTGATAGACCTTTACCTTTTGATTGTTCTATTTGGGATACTGAGCCTGTTGAAGTAAAAAATAGATTCGGATATGGTTCATGTATGTTGCCGCCTGATGCTGTTGCAGTTTATGATACTATTCAAGGCGCAGAATTAACAGGAAATTATGAGATGATGCACCAAGGTCTTGATTGGTTTCGTAAATATTTCCCAGATGAATATATGATTTTACTAGATTAAATTTTTGAGATATCATTCAATTAAGGAGGTAGTATGAATATATTTTATTTACATAAAGAAACAAAAAAATGTGCAGAAATGCACCTTGATAAACACTGTGTCAAAATGATTCTTGAATATGCACAGTTATTATCTACTGCTCACCGAGTTCTTGACGGAACTCTTGTTAATCAAGTCGTTAATGGTCGTAAGAAAAAACGTTACGTTCTTAATAACCATCATAACGACGTAATCTATCAAGCTACACATATCAATCACCCATCAGCTGTTTGGGTTCGTCAATCTCGTGAAAATTATCGTTGGTTATATGATTTATGGATTGACCTTATGCGTGAATATAATTATAGATACCTGAAAGAGCATGCTTGTATAAAACTCATGTGGTCTTTAATATATACGCCTAAAAATATACCTGAAGGTAAATTTACAGAACCACCATGTGCTATGCCTGATGATTGCAAAATAACAAATAGTTCTATTGATAATTATCGTGAGTATTATCGAGTTCATAAAAATGCTATGGCTGTATGGACTAAAAGAAATATTCCATTTTGGTATTGCTAATTTTAAAAAATAAGAACATAATTTTATTTAGGAGGTGTCAAATGAAAGAATATAATCACTGGAAAGAATCAGAAAAATATAAAGAACGCAAAGCTGCCGAAGATAGAGCCGTGTTCTGGACAATCGTTTTAGGAGGGTTCGTTTTATTATGGATAATCTAACTTATAAAAATACACCCTATGTTCATTTGAGCGACATTCAAGCAGACAATGATGCCGCTCTTGCAAAAATTCAACAAGAGGAACAACAGATGAAAGAAAATAAAGTTAAAACTGTTACACCTAAGCTAAATAGCATAAAAATTGGCAAAGGTAATAAAGAGTATGTAGAAGTTCATGAGCGAATTAGAGGATTTAGAGAAATGTATCCTAATGGCTCTATTATGACTGAAATATTAACTCATCAAGATAACGTAGTTGTATTTAAAGCAGTTGTTGTAGTTGATGGTCAAATTGTAGCAACTGGTCATGCTTACGAAAAAGAGGGTTCAACGTTCATCAACAAAACCTCCTATGTTGAGAACTGCGAGACGAGTGCTATCGGTAGGGCACTCGGTGCTTTTGGCATTGGTATAGACACTTCAGTAGCGAGTGCTGAAGAAGTCGCCAATGCTATTAAGCAACAGGGACAAGACCCATTCTAATGGAACAACTCTCTCAAGAATGGTTTGAAGCTCGGCTCGGCAAAGTTACAGCCAGTCGAGTTTCAGATGTCCTTGCTACTAGAAAAGGTCAAGAATCAACAGTCAGAGCAAAATATAAATTACAACTCGCAACTGAACGCCTGACAAATAAAAAAACAGATACATATATGAATCAAGCTATGCAAGATGGTATAGAGCGTGAACCAATGGCTCGTGAAATATATGAGAAACTCAAAGATGTTACAGTAGAAGAAGTAGGGTTTGTTCAACACCCTGCAATAGAGCGTGCAGGAGCAAGTCCTGATGGTCTAGTAGGTGATGATGGCATTATTGAAATAAAATGCCCAATAGAAACTACTCATACAACGAATTTATTAGAAAGAAAGTTGCCCTCAAAATATAAGCCTCAAGTGCAGTTTCAGCTTTCCACAACGGGCAGAAAATGGTGTGACTTCATTTCATATAACCCAAATTTTGAACCAAGACTTCAGTTAATGGTTGTCCGTGTTGAGAGGGACGATGAGTATATTGAGATGTTAAAGTTTGAAATATTAAAGTTCTTAGCAGAAGTAGAACTAATGATTAATCAATTAAAGGAAATATAAATGGCACAAGATAAAGAGTTTGTTAATGGTTTAAATATAAAGCCGCCGAGAGACAATGCTCCTGACTTTGTAAAAGGCTCAGGCAGTATTAATAAACAACGTATGATTGAGTTTTTAAATTCAAAACAAGACGAATGGATTAACTTCAACGTATTAGAAAGCAAGAATGGTAATGGTTGGTATGCTGAAGTTGATAATTGGAAACCTGATTCTAGCAAAGCTGCGGCTCCGGCTGTTGAGGGTGCGGATATTAATGATTTGGAGTCGGATATACCTTGGTAGGTGTATCCGAATCCTTATGAAATTACTTATTGCATACGTACATAGTAACTTCAAAACCAAATCTCATTTCTGTTGCAGCTGGTGTTGTCCACATAATGAATCCCCTTTCTTTTAGATTTCATGTGTAATTATACTCTCGCTGCAATAAATGACACACAAGGAGAATTTATAAAATGCTACGTAAAATAATGAATTATATGATAGGATTTATTATGTTCTTTTTGGTATGTGGTATTATTGCTCAATACTATATATCACAACCAACTGAACCAGAAGAATTAATTTGCCATAAAGGTAGATTATTGGCACGGGTCGGTGATGATGGAACTGTATATACGAAAGTAAAAGAGTTCACCTGTGATTATCAAAAAGGTATGTTAATTATAGAGGAAGAAAAATGATTGAGGAAACTACAAAATATCCCAGTTATTATGTAATTAGAGATGGGTATGAGCTACAAGATTTGCTTGATGATTGCATTAATCATCTCTGTGGAACAGAAGCTGTTAACCATGGTAGTATACTTAAATATGCAGTTCGTTATGGTAGAAAAGACCCAAGCATTGATGGAAAAATTGAAACGTATAAAAAAATAATTACTTTTGCAACTGAAAATATTAAGAAGTTGGAAAAAGAAAAGAAAAAAGAAATGTCATCACCTGTAACTGATGAGTGGATTGAAGACCCACTTCATGACGAGGATTAAAACTTTCGGTCAGGTGTGCCACAAATGTAAACAGCCTGCAAACACATATGACAAGAAGAAATGGTGGTGTGGTCGAGAATTGTCAGCACACGGAAT